CAACACCGCGGAGACAGAAGAGCAGTTTTACCAGCTCGTCCGACTCCACCAGCCTAAGGAGTGGGTCCTCCGCAACGACCAAATCGTCAAGTACGGGTCCACGCACTACAAAGCGCCCGGCCCCGCACCAAAAGTCTATCCTGCAGAAAGTTTCATCACTACTCCCGCGTTGGACGCCTGGGTCACAGAAGTCTTCAGTGAGGTTAGTTTTATTCCGGCACGTTCACACGTACCTCCCTTGATATATTGATTAATGTTCAGTTTAATTATGTAGCCGAAGCCGGACCGTCCGAAAACCCTACTCCTCGATGGCCCGACCCGACTTGGTAAGACCGTGTGGGCGAAATCACTCGGACGTTATAGTTACATGTGCGGATTGTGGCGATCGGATAGCTTCGACGACACCGCCGATTACCTTATATTAGACGACTTTGACTTTGATTTCTTCCATGGGATGCGCAAGGCCATATGGGGTGCGCAGGAAGAATTTACGCACACTGATAAATGGCGTAAAGGTGTTGCGAAATGGGGAAAACCGTGTATCTGGATTTGTAACCCCGATAAAAATCCCTTTACTGCTAGAGACGCGAAAGGGAATTTTGTTATGGCAGATAGCGAGAGGGGGTGGTATAGGGATAATTGTGTAGAAGTACACGTAGATCAAAAAATGTATATTCAAGAATAAAATCCCTTTTTTTCCTAACCCTTGCGCGCTCACGCGCGAGTCGCATGAAATAAATTTTATTTATTATGCGAGACCCTAACCTAACCGCTTCGCGGACCCTAACCCTAACCCTAAGACCCCGGCCGCTAACTACACCCGTGGGTCTTTACTACGCATCTTTGAAATAGGTTGACGAGGTGATAACCCCGTTTACTAACGTGTTCAGCCCCGTCCCAACGTTTGGAGCGTAAACTTCCAACACCCAATAATAGTTCATTCCTTTGGACTGGCCAAAGAAACTATTAGCCAGAAGTGATTCCTCCTCTTCCGACGTCAGCGTCCGTCGGAGAGGTACCCAGAATTTTTTATTTACGCTGCCCTGTCCAATTGACGAGTTCCCCAATTTGAAGGTGCGGCGAAAGTGGATCTTGGTGGTCTGCGTGTTCCAGCGCGACCAGGTTGGAAGGTTGGAGAAGGCTTGGTCGAAGATTATGTCGGTGGGGCCAGGTCCAGTGATGCCGGAGTAATAGTTGTTCTCGGAATACACTGTGAACCTGTACTGGATGTCTGGCGTTGCAGTTGCATTGAACGGCCACCCGTGGAACTCCCATCTTAACCCACGGGTCATGATTTTGTTCCCTATGAATGATTGTTCCGTCTTCGTTGCGGTGTTCTTGAGACGTGGGATCCCCGCGAAGATCGGGTACCGGACGACAGCGGTCGAGCCCGTGACATAACCCGCGACGTTGAGGTAGTTGACGATCGAGTCGGACGCATCGAAGTGTTTCGTCTCGACTGGACCCTGGGCAATACGTTCGATCGCCTTCTTTGCACGCTCAGAGAATACGTGCTTCTTCTTGCGTTGCGTGCGCCTGCGCCGGTACGCCATCGCATGAAGACGTTTCTTGTTTATGACGTTGGTGTGACTGTGGCGAGTTTGTGTAACCTCGGATCTCGGCTAAACTCGGCCTCGGAGTTCGGAGTTCGGCTAAATATCTCGGAATTCCGAATGATTTAACCGAGCCCGGTCCGCAGTCACAATCGGTTTTATATATAAAGGGGGGTGGGGGAGGGGAGTATTGGCCTATAGAATCTTACATAGGCCAATATCCCGCCCCCTCGCTTTATAATGCCCCGCCGCGAAGCTTCTCTCGACGGTCAGAGATACTTTCTGACCTACGCCCAAGCAAACAATCTCGATATCGACGAACTCGCTGACTTCATCGCCGACATAGCACCTTGTTGGCTAGAAATCGTACAAGAGAATCACCAACTAGATGGAATCCACTACCACGTCGTCGTTGTCTTCGAATCCCGCCTCCGTCGAGCCGTCACTGCGTTCGATTGTCAAGGATACCATCCCAACTTTATCCCCATCAAAAATGCCACCGTCGACCTTATCAACCGGCGCCATTACATTAGGAAGGGGGCGGAGCGGCGTGAAGAGGACCAGCACACAATCAAGAGCCACAAGCTCAAAGCGTGTGACTACATCATTGAACCCGATACTCGAGGAGAAGTACCCCCCTACACTACGACGTCAGGACGCCTCGATTTCGGAGGAATACTCAACACCGCGGAGACAGAAGAGCAGTTTTACCAGCTCGTCCGACTCCACCAGCCTAAGGAGTGGGTCCTCCGCAACGACCAAATCGTCAAGTACGGGTCCACGCACTACAAAGCGCCCGGC